TAGAACATCCTGAAGAAGTTGAAGAACATATTCAAAGTGTAAGCAAGTTTTGGAGTGCTTTGTCAGAAGAAGATAGAGATTATATACAAGGTGCTCGTTTTGCTATTGAATCTAAAATGGAATGGAACGTATGACCGACACACTAGAAAAAGCACAAGCAGAAGGTAGAGCACCTTGGACTAATGTTACATTTGATACCAAAGAGTTTGTTGTATACGAAGACATTTATCCTGTAACTCCCGGACATACGTTAGTTGTGCCAAAAGAAAATACAGTAGAAAATATTCAAAAGTGTTTTAAGTTTGCTCAGGAAATGGGTAATATGAACATAGAAGCAGAAACTAATCCAATTACAGGATACAACATTGGAATCAATATGGGTGCTAGTGCCGGACAAACAGTCATGTATCCACACGTACATTTAATTTTTAGACGTGACGGTGATATGGAAGATCCCCGAGGCGGTGTTCGTGGTGTAATTCCAGAAAAACAAAAGTATTCCAAAAAAGACATAACACAAATGGACATGTTTGAAGAAAGTGTTGGATGTTAATGGTTGACAAAAACCTAAATAAACACTATAATATATAATAGGAGTTGTAAATGAAACTTAGATATAGTGAAGCATTTTATAGTGTACAAGGAGAAGGACGTTTTGTTGGCGTGCCTTCTGTATTCTTGCGTACATTTGGTTGTAATTTTAGATGTATGAATTTTGGTTTGGACAAGCATCCAAACAGAGCAGAAAAACTAGAACAGGGTATTAAGTATAATCCTGAAGTAAAGAAATTGCTTGATGACGGAATTTTAGACAAGGTAAATAAATTTGAGGACTTGCCTATTGTACACACTGGCTGTGATACATATGCAAGTATCTATCCTGAGTTTAAAAAATATATGAAAGATCATACTGTCGACGAAGTAGTTGACTATGTTCTCGGTCTTACTCCACAAGGTAAGTGGACAATGGATAATGGACAGGATGTTCATTTCATACTAACAGGCGGTGAACCTTTGCTAGGGTGGCAACGGTTATACATGGATCTTTTTAAACACCCTAGAATGGGAGATCTAAAAAATGTTACATTTGAAACAAATACAACACAAACTCTTAGAGATGATTTCCGAGAGTGGCTCAACAACGAAAGATCATTTCATATCACTTGGTCATGCAGTCCGAAACTTTCCGTTAGCGGAGAGCCTTGGGATACTGCTATCAAGCCTGATATTGCTAGGCAGTACTTCGATGTACCTAATAGTAGTATGTATTTCAAGTTTGTTGTGGCTACCGAAGAAGATGTGGACGAAGTTACAAAAGCAGTTGAACAATACAGAGCAGAAGGAATCGATGTTCCGGTCTATGTTATGCCGCTTGGGGGTAGGTCAGAAGAATACAAACTCAATACCAGAGGAGTCGCAACATTGGCAATGGAGCGAGGTTGGCGCTATACACCAAGACTACACGTCGATATCTTCGGAAATGCATGGGGAACTTGATAAAGAAACACTAGATGAAAAAGCAAGAAAGGCAGGACTATAATGTTAGATAAACTTAAAAAAATGTTTAATAAAAATCATATACCTGCTTCTGTGTCTAAAGAAAAAACAACTGATGCAAAAGCAGAGGCTACTAAAAAGAAACAACCGTACATTGCAGTTTTAGATGTACAAATGAAAAAAGATAATCCAAAGAATGGTTTTTTTGAACTTGACTGGAATGAATATTTTGTGCGTGATTTACGATTGAATGGATATTCAGGTGCAAGTGAAGAAGAAATAGTAGATGCTTGGTTTAAAGAACTTTGTGGCAATATTGCTAAAGATGAAGGTGTAGCAACTTCAGATACACCTATGGGTGCTGGTTATATTAATACTAAAAAGATTAGTGAAGATAAATCAGAGGTTAGTTAATGATCGCTGATCAGCAACAAAACAAAGGAGAAATACTAGGTCTTTTTCCTAGTTTACTTGCCAGAAGAGTTTGGCAAGATGCTCATTTGTACAATGATCATATGAAGGAACTATTTTACACATTAGAAAAAGAATATCCTTCAAAAAATAACTTGACAGAACACTATTATACAAGTTATAATATACAAATGATTAAACCTTTAATTGAGTATAATGCTATGAAACCTTTTGTAGACTTTTTGTCTACTTGTATACAAGAATTAAACTCTTTTATAGGATTTAATGGTGAACACAATTTTAAGATCAGAGATATGTGGTTTGCTATAAACAGAAAAAGCAGTTATCACGAAACACATAACCATAGTCCTGCAATATGGAGTGGTGTGTACTATGTACAAGCACAAGAAGATGATGCTCCGCTAAAATTTTTTAGTCCTAGCATATCTAACAATCATTGGGCAAGTCATGTTATAAACGAGTACACTGATTTTTCTACATCAGAGGCTGTGTTTAAACCTACTACAGGAATGCTTAATATTTTTCCTGGGTATTTAAATCACAGTGTAGGACAACAACTAGCAGATCGCGAACGAATAGCAATCAGTTTTAACATAATATAATGGTGATATAATGACATACATACTTGTAGACACAGCAAATACATTTTTCCGTGCAAGACATGCCGTAAGAGGTGATGCTGACATTAAAATAGGTATGGCATTGCATACCACTTTACAAAGTATTCGTAAAGCATGGAACGACTTTAATGGTAGTCATGTGGTATTTTGTTTAGAAGGACGTAGTTGGCGTAAAGACTTTTATGAACCTTACAAACGTAATAGACAAGATGCTAGAGATGCACTAACTGTTTCACAACAAGAAGAAGAAAAAGTTTTTTGGGAAACATTTGATGACTTTAAAGAGTTTCTAACAAATAAAACAAATTGCAGTGTGTTACAGCATCCGCAACTAGAAGCAGATGATTTAATCGCAGGCTGGATACAAGCACACCCTAAAGATAATCATGTAATTATAAGCACAGATGGTGATTTTGCACAGTTAATTGCTCCTAATGTTAAACAATATAACGGTGTACAGAAGGTTACTATTACACACGAAGGTTACTTTGACGAAAAAGGTAACAGGGTAATAGACAAAAAAACAAAACAAGAAAAGCCTGCTCCGAATCCAGAGTGGTTATTGTTTGAAAAATGTATGCGTGGTGACACAAGTGATAATGTGTTTAGTGCATATCCTGGTGTAAGAGTAAAAGGTACAAAAAATAAAGTTGGTCTTATGGAAGCATTTGATGATAGACAGACAAAAGGATACAACTGGAACAATCTTATGCTACAGCGTTGGACTGATCACTTAGGCACTGAACATCGTGTACTAGATGATTATACTAGAAATGTTGTACTATGCGATCTTACTGCACAACCGCCAGAAATTAAAGAGTTGATTGGCAAAACTATTGCAGATGGTATTTCTGCACAGAAAAATATTACACAGGTAGGTGTTCGTTTGGTTAAATTTGCGAGCAGTTATGAACTTAATAAAATTACAGAACAAGCAGAATCATTTGCAAAACCCTTGAATGCAAGGTATGGAGGATAATATGTCTAAAGAATTAGAAGCAAAACAATTAGTGCCTAATAAATTTTGGATTGTACAAAATTACGGTAGAAAAGTAGGCACACTACAAAAAAGCAAGGAAGGTTTTATTCTTGTAACACCCAAGGATAAAATACATTTTGAAAATTTAGAGAAAGTGTATGATGCATTTGGTAAGGACTTTTTTGAACAAACTGTAAAGAAAAATGTAAAAGATTCTAAAGTGTTAGAAGTACATAATTTTCCTACTTCTACAAATGCTTACAATCCTTTGTTTGATGTACAAAACAATTTACCCTTATACAGCAAAAGCAAAAAATCTAAAAGTTTGTATTGTGCAGGGTATTACACTATTAGATTTGCAAAAGGATGGGTAAAAAGTTTTTGTCCTAAACTTATTACACTACAAAGGTACGAATACAAAGGACCTTTTAAAACAGAACTAGAAATGCGTCAGGTATTAGCAAATGTCTCGAAATCCAGTTAACATATTACCAATAGAAAACTTCTTGCAAAAAGCAAAAATCGCTGGCAAGACACAACAACGTGAACTTAAACTAGACGCTAAAGAATATAAAGATCTAGCAGATAGCATTGCTGTATTGCTTGCTAGGCTTGTTGAACTACAGGATAAACGCCTACAACAACCACAAGAGGTTAATGTAGATGTACAAATGGACGGCGGAAACTTCTAAATTTTCGATAAATAAGTACGTAGTTAACTTGAAGGAATTACGTACAATGAGTAGACCTAAACCAAATGTTCTTTTAGATTTTACTGATAAGAACACTTATAGAAAAGAAGAAGTACTAGATGCTGAAGCAATCTGGGCCGTTTTCTATCAAGGTAAACCCTTTAATCTAAAAAGTTCAAATTCAATTTCACCAACACCCGGACCAAAATACAAAAAAACAAGTTTTAGTAATCCAGGTCATGCTCTTAATCTAGCAAAGAAACTTAATGCTACATTTAAGACAACAGAGTTTGAAGTATTCAAGTTAACTAAAGGCGACAAAATCGCATAATGGATATCAAAGAAGCATACACCAAGACATTTATGATCTCAGCAAACGAAGAGACTATAAATGATACAGAGATAAAAAAGAACTATATGCTTTGGTGGCAAAATACCAGAGCAAAAGGTGATGCAGGTTTACGTTTGACTAAGGACGGGTTTGAATATGCTGTAGAACGTGCAGAGTTACAAACCTACGAAATTAAATTCCCCAATGAAA